ATTCATCGGCAGGCACGAATTTAGAAACAACTCTTCCCATTGGCACATCATAGTAAACTTTTTTAAATGTAGATCCTGCAAGTGGTAAATGAAACAACATAGAATCAAACTCTTCTTCATATTCTTTCATTTGATCCATAATTAAATAATTCATGTAATCTTTAACACGTTGTGATTGTTGTTCTGTCTGTGGTGTTTTAACTCCTATAATCTGAGTTCTAACAGGTCCATCACTTGGTAATAATTCTTTGTAAGCTTGGGCTTGAAACTGTGTGACAGCTTCTGCTAACACTGGATGTGTTGCACCAGATGCACCTTGAAATGGTTCTGTTCTATTTTCGTATTTAAATCCTAATAAATCTAAACCTTGTGTATAAGATTGTTCCCAATCTTTTCTTGAAGATTTATAATCCATAAAATTTTGAACCATATCACTGCCAATAGGATCTAAAACATCATCTGGTAATAAATCTGCTAAATTATCAAAATGTGATTCTGTTCCAGGTATGTTTATTGCACCCGGTTCAAAATCTAATGTTACACCTCCATCCTCTTCAGGTATAACCTCAATAGGTTTTTTCTCAGCTTGAGCTTCAGCTTCTTGTAATGCTACTTCCTTTATTTCTTCCTCTGATGGAATATCAAGTTTTGTTTTTGTATTTGGAAGCGACTTGTCTATTTCTGCCATTTAATTTCTCCAGTTTGATCGTTTTAACTTGTTTTAAAGGAACATTCAACCCTTGAGGGTGGGGTCCTCGTAATGGGGGTATGGTTCTTGTGAGCTTCTTGATCATTACTCACCTAATAACTTAGCAAGTCCACCCTTGGCAGCTTCAACTGGTTGTTGCCTTCTCATATACTGCCTAAATGATTCTAACAATCTTCTTCTCCCCATCTCTTTTTCCATTTGTTGATTTTGTTTCATAAATTCTAAAAAGTCTTCATATGTGGCACTATCCATAATCCCACCATCTTGCATACCCTCTCTTCTCATTTCTTCTAAAACTAACATAATAGCTGATAGTTCTGACATATTGCCTAAATTTTCGAAAACTCTTTTTTCAAACATTTTCTTTTTGGATGGGCTAAAATTTTTTGAATATTTATCTGTTAACGCAGACATTAGTAATAAATCCTTTTTGGTTTTGGTTCTTTTTGATCAACATAATCTTCAGGGTGGTCGATCAATCCACCTTGTCTAAATCTCATAATTGCTTGAGTTGTACTATCAACCAAATCATCATGATCGCCATATGGAAATGCTGCACACTCCTCTATGACTTCCTCAGCAAATTTCTGCTCAGGAGCCCATATCATACCACTTTCAAATAAAGGTGCAACTGCATTTACACGAGCATGCTTATCATTGCCTTTGGATGGTGAAAAATTTCTAAGTTCATAGGTTAGTGGTAATCCTGATGCTTTCGCCTCTACAATAACTGTTTCAGGTTTCCAATAATCATATTGATCTAGGGCTAACCTTCTTAGTTCAGGGAACTCGTATCTACCTTTGATGGCATCGAGCAGTATAAGATTAGCCCCTTCATCCTCACTAGGATACCAAATACCCCAAGTGGTGATAGCGGAATAATCTGCAGTTTCTTTTTTAAGAAATGCAGTATCATAAGATTGTATGACATGTTGTAGTTGTGGAATATTTTCTGATGTGTAGGTTCTCCACCACTCACGTTTCAATATAGCACCTTCTTCTGCTGTTGGGTTCTGCATCCATTGAGCATTCCATTTTGCAACAGGTAGGGTTGCTTTTACTTTTTCTAATTCATCTTGTTTCCAATATTCAGGCCAAACTGGTCCGTGCTCCATGATTGCTGGAAATTCGACAACGTGCCATTGATCAGCTTTAGCTTCTGTTTGATTTTTAACAAGCATACCGGTTAAGTCTTTTGTAGACCATCTAGTCATAACTAAAACTATTTTACCACCTGGTTGCATCCTTTGCCGTGGTCCTGATGTATACCATTCGTAGGCTCCTTCTAAAGCGACCTTGGACATTGCATCTTGTTCTGAGTGTGGGTCGTCAATTATTAATAAATCTGCACCACGTCCAGTGATTGCACCACCAACACCAGCTGCAAAGTATTCACCACCTTGTGATGTCTCCCAACGTCCTGCTGCTTTAGAATCTTCTTGAAGTGTCGTCTTGAAAATTTTTGCGTAATCTTCACTATCAATTAAATTTTTAGCTTTACGACCAAATCTTATTGCGAGTTCTCCTGTGTGAGTAGCCTGTATGATCTTGAGCTTTGGATCACGACCCACCATCCAAGCAGGGAGGAGATAAGATGCAAACTCTGACTTTGTGTGCCTTGGTGGCATATTAATTATTAGTCGTGTTATCTCACCAGTTGCAAGTTTGTTAAATTTATCAGCTATGTGTCTATGATGAGAGCCTTCAATAAAATCTGGCCACACACATTTTACAAAAGACAGAAAGTCATTTTTGGCTTTGTTTTGTATTTTTTTTTCTGCATGCATAACCTGCAATCTTTTAAAAGTTTTTCGTACATCTGCAGGTAGTTTACTTATGTCAACGTTATTCAAATCCATATAAATTTTTGAAAAATTTTTTTCCAAACCAATAAAAATTTTGAAAAATTTTTTCAGGGTTACTATACCTATTGAAAACGATTTTACCAACCATAACAGTGTAAGTCTTGCACAAGTGCACAATATAAGTAACTTTTTTCGTGAAAAAGGGGGGGTCGGTAAAGTAAATATTTTAGATTTTAACCTTTGTTTAGGATCCCTTGGCCATGTTCCACGGATCAAGAACCTTAATTTATTACTAACGATAATTTATTCCTATCAATAGGAATAACTATAACGATCCAAGAACCTTGGAAATTTTTCCAAAGCCCTCGGCAACTGGATCAAGTTTATAGCCAATGGTTGAAAGCTCCCGGATCATTGACCCCTCAAAAAGTTTTACGGATCTTGAACCTTGCCCCCTGACACAGATAAAACTATTTTTTGGATGTTTAAAATGGAAGGCTATTTGATGAGGTGAGAAGGTTACCTTATTACCCTTTGCAACTTTTAACTCTACTGTGAAAAAGGTAGAATTAGCATTATAGCCCAATAGATCTGGAGTCCCAAATAAACTATTATTTTCAATTCTAATCCAACTAATTTGAGGAATATTCTTTTTGATTTCGTGATAAAATTTACTTTCATATTTCATTTAATATCAAGGTAACACCTACATTTAAAATAAAACAATTTCAAGTTGAAAACACTATATCTTGTGCCTGGTAACCGGTAACCACTATATCTAGGAGCTATCAAAAAAAGTTTATTTTTTTCTTGATTTGAAATAATTATCCTATAATATCCATTAAATATAAATATAAAAGAAAGGATAAAAATAAATGAACAAACAAGAAAAATACATTATGTATCAAAGAATAAAAAAACATGGTGATAATTTAAAAACCGTTTTTAATCTTGATGTTGATAGTGTTAAACTTTGTAAGCAATTATTTAGATTAGAGAACAAAGCACACAAATTAGCAATTGATTATTGTAACGGCGACTTCAATGGTGACATTGAAAAAGAAGGTGAAAAAATACTTTCCAAAGTTGCTAAAATATTAAATACAAATACTTTTAATATGTTCTTTAATACTGATGCTAGAGGTTATGCTTTAAAATTCTTTGAAAGATTTAGCAAAGACAAGCCAATACACAAAGATTGGGGAGGAAATGGTATCATTGCTCCAGATTTTAGAGAACATAATTAAAAGGAGGAAAAATGAAAAATAGTATAGTAACTTGGCATGGCTACAATAATTATAATATGAATTGTAATATTGAAGACCTTAAAAAAAGGGGGTTTGAGTGTTCATCTTATCATAATGATCTTGCCCCTTCATACACTAATAAAAAAGGTAATATTCAAGTTTTTTTCATTGATTTAGATAGTGATGAAATGAAAGCTGAAAAAATAACTTATAAATTTTCAGTAATGAAACTTGATGAACATGGTGAATATAGTGAAACAATTGGCACAACTAATTCATTTAAGGAAATGCTTACAATGGTTAGGAAGGGGGAAAAATGAGTAATAATACCTATGGTATAGTTTATGGAACTGACAACATTTATACAGATGTTTCAAATAGCTTAAAAGGTGCTAAAAGATATGCAACAAATAGAGGATATGATAAAGTTGGAATTAGATATAATTCTGGTTATCATTGTTCAGTTGTTGCTATAAAGATAAATAATAAATGGACTAAACCAAAGAAGGGGGAATAATGAGAGAAGAGTTAAAAAAATTAATAAATGATGTTTATAAATTAGGTGATTATGCAATGGAAAATAATTATCATCCTTCAACTATAAACACATTAACAACGATTGAATTACAATTAAAACGATTATTAAATGATGAAAGTAAAAAGAAGGGGGAATAATGAAACATAAGATAACTTTGACAACTGAAGAATGTTTTGAGGTTGTTGATATATTAGGTTTACATATTCAAAGAAAGAATGTGGATAAAGACTTATTATCTGCATATAAAAAGTTAAATGTTAAAATACCTAATGTTGACAATTCTAAAGTAAACTTTGATTATGTTGTTAAGAATTTTGAACCAAGAAAATAAAAATAATGCTTGATTATATAATTTATGGGATTATAAATGACAGAAAAAACAAAAAGGAGAAAGTATGAAAAATAAAAAAAGAGGATGCTATAAAAGATGCTCAAAAACAACATTTGAAAGAGTTTAACCAATTATGATATTAGATTTAATAATTATTGTAGGTGGTTATATTTTATGCTATTTATTAATTAAAACTAAGAAAGAAATAAAATGAAAGAAAAAAATTTAGGAATAATAGACAACGAACTACATGAGATAAAAGAACAAACAATTAAAAATATCTTGGGTAGTAAAAAAGTTTATTATATTAAATACAAACAAAAAATAGAAAGAGGTAAGAAAGATGAAGGTAAACTACAAAAAAATTGAAAAATTAAAATCTTTTCATGGTGTTACATTAAAAGGAAATGAAACTTTTGATGAATTATTGAAGATTGAAAAAGATAATTATTATAAAGGTAGAACGATTTGTAAGGCTAAAGATTGCAACGAACCTTTATACAAGAACCAAAGTCCAACGAATAAACAATATTGTTTAAGTTGTGGTTAAACAGAAATTAGAAAGGGGGTAAAAAAATGGATAGAAATAGAAAATTTTTTATAATTAAAGAAACTATTTACAGTAATATTCCTAACTCATTTGAAATTGAACTAAATAAAAAGTTTGATTTTGAGACGGCAATTAGAAAACTTTTTGCACTTGATGAACTTAACGACAATAGAAATGTTGTTAAGTATCATTTACAAGAAGTTACTAGCATAGAAACCGATAAAGTCTACGAGGAGACAAAAGAGGAAGTAAATGGTTTAGCTAAGATTAAATAACTCTAACGAGTCTAGGGGTGTTGTTGCTCCGACACCCCTAGTAATCCTTAACATACCCTGGGGGCAAAATTAATTTTTCTTCCTTATTTGGTTTTAAAACAACTCTCAATGAAGAGTCTAAGGGGTTATTACTTTGATGTACCTCTATTCTTTTAATCTCTTCTAAATAACCTTTTTTAGTCATAATGTATATTTTTGCATCACTTACAGCATTACCTCTTCTACCATTTTGGCCTTCAGTAAATTTTTCTAGATATTCTTGAAGGTGTTTAACGTACATTTTTTGATAATTCTGTTATTAACTTTTTTAAACTAAACACTAAATTTTTATTTTGTTCATTTTCAGCAAAAACTTTTTTAAGCTCCCAAATTTCCTCTTTTTGAAATTTAATCAATCTTTTTAAACCATTTATTTGAGATTTTTGTATCTCTATGGTTTTAGTTAGATCAAGATCACCTCTGTCATCTTTCATATATTGACTTTATAATCGTGTTACCTTAAAAAGTCAAATATGGGAGTGCCAAAAAGATTAACAGAAATGCAAAGACGATTTGCCGAATTTTTAGTATTTGGTGATGAAAATGGACCTTTAACACAATCGGAAGCAGCGATCAAAGCTGGTTATAGTCCAAAACGTGCAAGACAAGAAGGATCAGAGCTTACTAATCCAAGACTTTCACCTTTAGTAGTAAAATTTATTGGTGAGTTAAGAGAGGAAAGAATTAAAAAACATGAAGTAACCTATGAAGGCCATGTTGCCGAGCTTGCAAGATTAAGAGAAGCAGCACTCAAAAAAGGTAGTTTTTCATCGGCTGTAAATGCTGAGGCGAATAGAGGAAAGGCAGCCGGACTATATATTGATAGAAAGATCATAAAAACCGGCAAATTAGAAGATCTTTCAGAACAAGAGCTTGAAAATAAAATGAAACAAATTTTATCTGACTATGAACCATTGTTAAAAGCAAAAACTGTTAATGGTGAGTCGGAGGAAATTAAATCTTCTGTATCTTCTTTACCCAAGCCCGAGGAATCATCGTCCGATCACCAAAACTAAAACTCCCATCATCTTCTTTATCGTAAGATGCAAACAATTTAATAGATTTTTTATCTTTAGAATATAACCAACCCTCATTAACTGGTCTTGCTAAAGACATTCTATCAAACTCTTTTTCGGTAGCCCAGCCCGAGTCACTCACACAATCGATCCACTCCACTCGAACTTTCGGATAAGGTATTCCGGGAGTTACTGTTGAGGCGTTAACTTTTCTTCTTTTCCTAGGCATGTATAGGTTTATATCACAGATTTTTTTATTTTATATATAGCTCGCACGTGCGATGGCGATTTTGTAACAGTACATATTAATCTGTACCAAAAAACAAAAAGTGTCCCATAATTTGTCCCATAAAAAGCTATATTTTATGCTAATAATTGATTAAAAGTACACAAAGTACACTTTATTTCACAAAAAATTAAAATTTTTTATAAATCTGTAAAATAAACCTATATAAAAGTTTATTTTGTCTCTCTTTTGCCATAATGTTGACGCAATGCTGCCAGCTTTCCCTCGGTCTCTGAAACTTTTAGTAACAATTTGTCAACTTCATCAGTGATACCAGTATGCTCAGGTATAATTAAACCATGCTCGTTAATACATTCTATCTTGTATAGAGCATCTTCAATGTCTGCCTCGTATTTCTTCAGCATCGTTATAAATAATTTATCGTTCATTTTTCATCTCCTTTTCTAATTGTGGCAAGTTTATGTCAACCGCCTCTTTTTCATCAAACTTTAGCTCATGGTACATGTCTAATCTTTTAAGAAACTTATGTTTCCACATTCTTAGTGCAGCACCTTCAACCTTAAATTCTTGGTAATAAAGATCTGGAGTGCAAATCATTATAACTCCTTGTTTTATTTGGCTATTATGCACATAATCGTGAGCCATGCAATATGCTGCAATTTGCATAAAGTAATCTTCTATCCAATCTTCTCTTTTAGGCCTATTAGCTTGTTTAAAATCTACAACAGTATCCATATTATTATGGACACAAACCAAGTCAGTAGACCCAGCATAAAGCCCAGGATAATACAACGTGACTTCCGAGCCATAAATTTTTTCAACTGGAGCAAGACCCAACTCAATAACTTTTTCGGCCATGGTTTTCGCCTTTTGTCCGACATCTGTAAGATCATCGTAACCAGTTCCTTGTACATAACATTCGAGGAATTTGTGCATGGAAGTCCCACGTTGACTAGATAAATTTTTGATTCTTTCAGCTTCTTTTTCTCCAACTTTAGCCTTCCATTCTTTTAAAAATTGTTGATCTTTGGTAGCGCCTAATATCGTAGTTACACTTGGAAGTCTAGAACCATTTACATCATAGGTCCGTGTTCCGTGGTCCTCGTGCCGTGTACCAGTGACATAGGTATATTTATTACTCCACGGAATAGGTTTTCCGATACTATGAAACTCGTTCAAATCTTTATCTTCCATCATAGAAATCTATTTATACAGTAATAAACTATCAAAGCAGCAAGGACAAAGCAAAATACATTATATCCAAACATACCAAATCCATACGCAGCATTCATTAAACTTCATTCCCCCAAACATCCCAACCTGGTGTTTTTTGTCTAGCAAATAACTCAATTTTAGGTAAATCCCCACAAAGTTCAACAATTCTATTTCTCGTACAATTAGGTTTTTTACTATGTTCTTTTATCGGCTCATAAATAATTTGATGCACTGCCTTTGAAACTCTTTTAGGCTTACCCACAGTAGCCAACAAACAACATTCTGCGTTAGCTCTAGTCCAATGACCCATGCCCCAAAAAAAACTATTAGCTTTTTTATTTTTTTTAACCCAAGTGAATGCACAAGCTTTGTAGTTAAACCCCCATTTTTCAATAGTTTTTAAACCCTGCACTAGTTTAGGAAAAGTAACCCACATAAAGAGAACACAATTATTTTCAGTTAAATTATTTACGGGTAAATTATATATATCTTCGTCTTTCATGACAGGATATGGACAAACATTACGATCACTGTAGGTTTTATATTTCCAAGGTGGATCAGCATAAATAATATTATATTTTTTGTTAGGAAAAGGTATCATACTGACAACCTTAGATTACCAGAAACAGTTATTCTATAATCATCACTAGTGAAAAATGGAAATACTTGATGCACTTGTTTAGCACTAAACAATATCATTTTACCCTCAAAACTTTTGTCAACATTTAAAACATCGTGGGCTACTTGACCATCGTAAAGAGTATTTACAAAAGCAAATTTAGAGGTATAAATTTTAAGAGAGTTTTCTTCTCCCTCAGCAACCTTTTCAGCAATATCAACAAAATATTTCTCTTCCTCTCTTAAATTGTATGGAATGGTTATAAATATTACAAAAGAAAATAAACCAGAATGGTCATGAGGTGGATTAAACTCATATTTTTTTTGAAAATTACACCAAAAGTTTGAAAGAGTAAGTGGTTTGTTTTCAGTTAAAAAAGATAATTTTTCAGTCTCTACATGTTTGTAACAACCCTCTATTATAAATTTATTAAGAGACTCTGTAATACCTGGTATTTTATATTCTTCTTTTATATGCCCTGCTAATTCTGCATTAGCTTTATCACCTAAATCTTTAGCTTTCCAACACTCTGCCTTCAGCCATTCGTAATCTTCATTGTTTAATTCAAAACCTAGACAATTTCTCCAATCTCTCGTTTTTTTTGATTTTTCCCAATTCGTCATAGTTTCTTTTTTAACTCCTTAAGATATTCTTTTTCTTCTTGTTCTTTCTTTTTAGAGTCTAAATATTTAGGTGCAAACTTAGTAATATTATTTAATGGTGCTGAGTCATGGACGTTACCACTAACAGATATTCTAGTACAATCAGATTTATATGGTGCAACCCAATGTTTCAACCAAGCTGGAAACATAAACATATCATTCTCCTCTGGAAGAAAAGACAAGTAAGTCACACAATCTCTTGGTCCGTTGCCATAGATAAATTGTATACCTCCTGGTCCACAACTCCTACCTTTGTATGCTTCGTTTTCTTTTTTCAATTCTTCTGGTATTTGTAAATAAGTCACAAAAGATAACTTACCATCATGATCGTGTGGTGGATTAAAATCATTTGGTCTTTGATAATTTATCCAAAGAGCAGATAATACATACTCTGGTTTCTTATCATATTTTTTATTTATATATTGTTCAAAAGCTTGATCATATACACCAAGGCATTGTGATAAGTGTGGAATTATTTTAGCTTTTGATTGCTCACTATAACCTGTTTCTTTGTCTAAGATACCAGCTAACTTACTTGTATAGTCTTGTTTGTTACCTTTTGCTTCATGTAATAACATTTTCTTAAATGCATCAGATATTTTCATTCTGACAACACACGGTCCCCAATTAAATATCTGTATGTTTATTTTTTGTTTACTCATTCCATCGACATCCTTTCTTTGTATTCTTGCATATTAATAATTTTGTCATTCATGATTATTTTATCTTTTTCTGAATAATGGTCTATTATTTTTTGTATCTTAGCCATTTTAACGTGGGCATATGGCCATATTAGGCAGCAAACATAATAGGCTTGCCTGCATCTTAAAGTATAAGTCCATCTATCTTTCCAATGCGATTTTACACTTGGCGACCTATTTCTTTTTCTAACTGTGCCGACCTCTAATTTTTCTTTAATCCATCTTAAAATAGACTCATGGGTCATTTCTATGCGCATTGTTATATTCATGGCATTAGTTAGATACCTTTTGCCTCTTCTGCCTTTTCTATTTTCATATCTTCTTTTAAAATCAATGCTGCCTTCACCATCAAAAAGCCCAGCAATATAAGCAACGTCAGTGTCTTTCATGTGTTATTATCCATCTTAAAGTTGAAGTCATTGGGTCAAAACTATCAAATTCTAGTTTAGTGCAGCTTGTCTGTAGGAATATTATCACTAATAATATTACTATTTTCTTCTGTTTCATAATACTCTCCCTCAGAATCACAGTTCCAACACTGAAACACTTTTGTTTGACCTGTGTATATTTTTAATTTAACAAAACCATTACCATTGCAAGTGTTGCATATGAGATGCTTAACCTGAGTTTTTTTTAATTTTACCATTTAATTTTTTAACTTTTTCGTTGGCTATGGCTTCTATTGTTTTGGATATAGATAATTTTGCATCGGGCAATAATACCTTTGATAATGACTCTAAAACACTATATGTTTCTTTGGTTAGAGAAACATTTTTATATTTACTCATGTCTGTCATGCGTTTCCTTTCATTTTTAAACTTATTTTTATAATATTATATAGGATTGTCAATGAAATTTTTACTAACTTTAATAATGTGCAGCTATACTGAGGCGACGTGTTTGCCACCATTTACGCACCCAGAAAAATTCAGAGATGCCTATGATTGTTTATTGAAAGGTTATGACGAAGCTGACAAAAAGATTAAAGAAATAGGCAGAGAAGATGTTAATAAACACCAGATATATATTAGATTTACTTGTTCACCTATGGACAGTGTTTGACAATATGGCATGATTGTGTTATTGAGAATTTATCTTCTCACCATTACCTACTCCATTTTCCCTCTTAGGAGTAGGTGCGTCTACAACTTAGAGTTTAAATTAAGGCGACCATTTCTGATCGCCTTAATTGACAAAAATTTAATTTTAAACCCCATATAATAGTATGAAGAAAAAAAGAATATCTTTAAAATATTTAAAAGAGAACGAAGAAAGATGTCCAGCTTGTAGCGGTTATGGTATTATTGAGGGGTCATTTCTTAATAATGGTTTTGATGCATGTGATGTTTGTTATGGGTTTGGTACAGTAGAAAAAGAAGAAATAAAAAATTAAGGCACAATACAATTTAGTTTTTGCTCTAGTTTTTTAATAACTCTTATGTAAGCGTTAAGCCTTTTAAGAGCTTGTTTACAAAGTAAGTTTTCATGAACATCCCAAGTTTGATCATTTAGAACATCAAGATGAGATGATGCACCTTGTATAAAGCCTAATCTTAACACTTCGTATTGTCTTTTAGTTAGCTTGATAGTTTTCATATTATTTTTCCTTTATTAATGGTTTATAAGTATATACTCCAGACAACTTGTGTCCTTATATTATATACCCCGGAAAATAGTCATCTGACCCAAAATGAACACATGGGTTGGAAATTTTTATTAAAAAAAACACATATGTATATATGAACACTAAATTAAAACTACAAAAAGAGCTACGAGACCTTATAAGAAATGAAGATCGTAATGGTGACTTATTTGATATGACACCACTTATGCGTGAAATTTACCATTGGGGTTATCATAATATTTCTAACAAAGAGCTAAAAAGAATAATTAAGTTATATAAAAAAACTTAAGTAACGCAGCTAATCTAAATATTTATCTTTTTTATGTTTCGGAGTTTCTTGATCCCACATCCAAAGAAGTACAATCGCAGGTAGTAGTAAAAGACTACTCACACATATGGCCTTGAATAGTTCCACGACCATCTTTTAAATACCATCCATTTTTAATGTTATCATCAAATTCTTTATATTCAGCTATTGCTGCCCTGTGATCGTCCCCGAATGCCAAACACTCGTATACGTCCATCGGACGAGACAACTCGTACTTTTCTTGTATTAGAGTCCCGTCGAACAATAGTACTAATATTATTAGTGTCTTTGCCATTAGCCCATCTCCTTACTTCTTGATACCAAAGATCTTTATATTTATTTTTCCTCGTCTTCCAATAAAGATTTGCTATCTGATCTAACTCTTTTTGAGTAATCATTACTTTTTGTCCCCCATTTTATTATTTTTTGCACACTATGTCCTAATAATTTTACATTAACACCATATGGTTTCCATGCTTTACGCATAATATTTAACTCTAAAACAAAATTAGTCCATTGTTTAGGTGTTATACCCTCAACATTTAAAGTAATTTTTTTCATCTTTTTAATCTTTTCATCTCAGAATAAAGTTCTTGTAATTCAAAAACCTTACACTCTGAAATAAAATCTTTCAACTCTTTCCTCATCTCTTTTTGCTCTTCATAAGCCTTTGCTTTATTAGAGTCATGAAGATGAAAATGTTGTTCATTTTGTTGTGTCATGTCACTCCTTTCTTATATCATCTGTTTTAATTAATTTAATATTTAATTTTTTTGCTGCTTCAACTGCTTTAAATGTATATCTAGTTGAAGATATAATCATCATTTCAATATCACAATCTTTATTATCAATCTCATCTAAATCAACAGACCCTTTTAATTCACGAACAACGTCAGGTCCTATCGGACTACTTGAATTTATATAGTGTTTACATTGCACAAATAACTTTTTAATATTATTATCGGCTGCATCTTTAATCGCCCTTATATCTATTCCTCCATCGTAATTAGTTCTTTTTAATACGTTCCAACCTAATCTAGTTATGTATTTCTCACACATTTCTTCAAAACCTGCTGGACTCATTTGTGATATATCTTGATGTGTTTTAAATTCTTCGTCTGTGCAATATAACAATCCATTTAACGATTTTGTTCTGTATTTTATTTGTCTTTGCGTCATATTTTTTTCACCCCAAATAGATTCCTTAACATATGTATAATTATCTGGTAAAAATATGTTGTTAGTTTCAGCTAAAACAAGTTGAGTTTTTGAGGCTTTCATACCATTTGGTAGTTTTCTTATGTGAGCTCTTCTTTCTCCAGAAAATTTTCTACTCTCATTGTAAAATATTTTTTCTCTTTGTTTTTGCTCTTTATTATAATTTGTTTTGTATTTTACTCTAGGAAGATAAATAATTCTTTTAACATCTGATTTGACACCTGTAGGTATTCTATGACCTCTGTAAGTCATAGTTCTATCCCTTTCAATTAAAACTTTCCAATCTCTAATACATGATGCCAGTTTAACATACAGACGATTAAACATGTTTTTTAAATTTTCTGGTTTGTCAAAAATTTGTTTTCTATTAACTAGCCAATATCTAAATTCCTTTTCATTTTTACAATATAGCTCAGAAAGATACCTGTCATTTTCATCGTGTAAAAAGATATGTATAAAGTCTTCTGTTTCAATAAATCGTGCATATCTAAAATTAAAATCATCTTTTAATTCTACACAAGCATTATAAGGTATTAATAAGCCTGTTTCTTGATTCATTGCTTCCTCTAAAATTAAAGAAACTTTATCTTTAACTTCAATATCAAGGTCATAAGTTTCATTATACCTTGTTGCAAAATGTGTGCTTTCTCTGAACTCTTGGAAATGTTCCCATATATTATTTTTATTAAATATTTCACCTTCCTCTAAAAATAAGGGAAAATCTTTATTGCTTAAATGTTTTTGTGCAATTGAAAAAAAATCTGAGTGTTTCCAATAATAGAGACAATCTATTTGTGTTGCATTTTTCAAATCTAAATAATTATCGTCGTGCAACTTAAGACCTTTTTCTGTATAATTATGCATAAAATATAAATCTGTATAAACTTCTATTAAACATTGTACGCTGAATTTTTTATTATCTCTATTAATTCTATTTAAATACATTTTTCTTTTGTTAAACCCATAGATATTTAAAAATTTTTTATTAGTATCTGCTGCGTAATTATCATCATTTAATGCGTTAAATAACATTGTAGTAGTTTCTTGTATGTTTTTACTTTCTCTAAAATAATTGAATAATGAGTCTAAACCATCGGTGGGCATATCTTTATGATTTTCTAAATAAGCCGTCATCATATTTACAAAAGAAACAACTTTTTGCACATAGGTTAAAGAGTAACTAGCTTTTAATAAGTCTCTGTTACTATAATTTTCAATTTTTTTTTGAGCTAAACTTTTAACAAACTGTTTATATGTTAATTTTGTACCTTGATTAGGATCATCATTATGTTTTTTTATTTGACCTCGATGATTGTCAATAAAATCAAAAAGACCGTTCATACTAGCAATATCATCGTATAGATTTTTAGGTAAAGATTTATAAATTTTCAAAGCCACGTTTGAAACTTCATCTTCTATTTTAGAAGTAAAATCTAATATGGATTTTAAATTATTATTACTACCTAAATTTATCTTAAAAACTTTATTTTTATGTGCTTTAGTAAATACAAAGTAAACTGTAAAATTATTTTTATGTTTTAATAATTGCTTAGAAATATCAGAAGTTACATAATAAATTTTATTTTCTGTTCGTAAAATAGGTTCTACTATGTTACTGAACTCTGTCCTATTATTTAAATCATAGGTATATAAAACTTGTGGTCCTTTGCAACTGTCATCACTTTTAATTAATATTCCATTTTTATAAGGTTGTACCATTTCACCGTGTTTAAATATTTTTATATTTTTAACTATTGAATAATCAATATCTTCTTTAGGTGGGACTCCAATGTCACGAACTTCTGAAGGATCTTTCCAATCTACGAAACCTCTTAATATTGCTGTTTTAAAAGCACATGCTTGATGTAAAGTATTGTGATCACCACCTAAATTAAAATTTATTATGTTAGTGTCGGGATTTATACCTGAATAAAATTCATTTAATTTTCTTTGATCAATATTTTTTTCACGAGATATCTCATCTATTGCAGATAATTGCGCAGCAGCATTTAGGCCTCTTGAATCTTTTAATATTTCTCTTACTTCCGACATTAACTCTCCTGTATAACTTTCTTATAGGATATCAAAGGATATCTGTCAATCACTATCTTCTATATTTACCCATCCTTTTTTCGTGTTTATTGGGGCTTTTTTTATGTCTACCTGGTCTTTTTCTAGGTCGTTGACGTGGAGCTGTAACTAAACCAAATTTAGCTTTCTTTGCCATCGCCAAAGTATCCGTCAACTACAGATTGTAATGTTCTCTTTTCTAATCTTGGTATGTAACTTATGCAACCATTTACATGTTGCTCTAAGTCTGCACCACATGTAATGCATCTATAATATTGTCTAGTTAGGCCTACCAACATTGTGTACTCGTTACAAGTTGGGCATATGCCATTAACTATCTCAGTATGAAATCTTATTGTTTTTTCTGTCATATATCCTTTTACTCTTTATCACTTTTCTTTTGAAATGTCTTAATTGTTTTGCGACTGGATTTCTTTTTTTGTTGGACTTTTTCATTTTAGATGAAGTTTCTTGATACTCTTTTCACCCATGTAGATCTCTGTTTCTGCTTCACTACGTATGCATTTGTAAGATATGTTTGGATTAAATTCACGCTCTGCTACACGACGTGCACGTAAACAATCAGCCATTGATTCTTGTATTCTGTGCTCTTTGATCTCTCCGTCCCAAAACATCAGCAGGGCTACCACAGTTTCTATCATTGTCCGTTACCGTTGTATTTCATCTCTCTGTTTGCATCTTTTAATTTTTCAATGTCTACTAATACTTTATCCATTTGCCCTCGTAAGAATTGTATATTGACTTTGTTTAATGCCATTGATTCTATGTGTTTGTTTAACTTATCGGTGGTCTTATAAAGATCTTCGATCATCATAAACTGCTCAGAATCAGCAGGTAATGAACCTAGTTGTCCTCGTGGCCATTTTATTCTAAACTCTGTGTTCTCTACTAATTCTTTTTCCATTAACTGTATTCTAGTGTCCGCAACATTTAATCTTTCAACAATCTGGAAGTAGCCCATGGTGCCGAGTGCTACGATTATAATCAAAGACGCAACCGTCTTCATCGGCATTTGTACTGCCGCTTCTTCAGATATGTTTAAAGGTTTCTTGCTCATCTAGTTGGAATATATCCCGGTTCCATAAAAAAAGCTAGTAGACATAACAAAATCACGAGTATTGCCGTGAAGTAGTAATTCATAACAGCCTCCAATCATTTTTTCTTTTCCTCTATCTCGTAAAAGAAATTGTCAGTGTCTTCGGTTCGCCACTGTTGTGTATCTTCTACGTTCCAATAACTTGTTTGTACTTTCCAGTCAGGTATTTGGTCTTTAACTGTGAAAGATGGTATATCCCAAATTAATCTATTGTTTGGTTGGGCAGCGTAGTTGCCATCATTTAATGCCAATACGTGAGCGCACTTATGTTCGTGCGGGATCTCAGAATGATCAGTATCTAATATATTAGGGTCTGGGTGTGCAAAGTCAACAGTAAATAGATATCTACCGTAGTGCCATTTCTTATCTTTTCCTATGTATTTACCGGACTGTGATTCTAAAATATCCCAAGTAGTAACAGCAGGGTAATAAGAAAAACTATTCCACAGTTGAAGTTCATCAAGTCTTTTGGATGGAACAGCTTCCGGTTGAAAACCACGTTGAATAAAAGCCGATATGGGTAGACGATAAAAGATAGCACCGTTTTCCATGATGGCATGGAATAAGAGTGCTTTACCCGTAATCGCTGTAACACCGAAGATAATACAGTCTTCAACTTCTCCCTTATGTTTTTTAAGATCATATAAAAACTCCCTTCTTATTTGTGCGTATTCTACAGGAATATTTGCATTTAAGTAAGCCATAATTTAACCTCATTTTATTGTACCCCAATTGTCACCAAATTCATAGTCTACCTTTGTAGGCACTTCTAATTCAACTGCAGATTCCATAATATCCTTTATTTTTTCTGCATTATCATTGACCGATATATCAAGTTCATCGTGTACTTGTATATGTGGTGTAATACCCTCTTTGTGTAATTCAATCATTGCTTTTTTAGTCATGTCTGCTGCACTTCCTTGTATCAACCTATTTAAAGCTTTATAGGTATAAGCTCGTCTGATCCCTGGTCCGTGTTCCGCTAACGCTTGTTCATGTGGCAAGGCCTTATGTATACCGTATTGATTAGGCTCCCATAAATCAAATCTACATCTACGTCCTAACCAAGTTCTTATACGACCATTGTTAGCTGCTTTACGCATAACACTATCCATTAAAGTTTTAACAAATGGAACTCTGTTGTGATATTGTTTAAACAAATTTTTAGCCTTATCTTCATTGATACCTAACTCAGCCATTAATTTATTTTTACCCATACCATAAAACAATCCTAAATTTATGGTTTTAGCTTGTGATCTAGGTATCTCTGCCATCTCAGCAACTATTTGATGAAAGTCCGCTTCACCCTCTTTGTAAGCATCTATAACATCGTTCACACCATATAACCCATCGAGTGCAGCATAATGGACTACGAGTCTTGGCTCTTGTTGTGAATAATCAAAACATCCCCACTTACAACCCTGCTCTGGTATAAACAATGACCTTATCATTGGTCCAAGTTCCTTGTTCCTTGCAGGTATTTGCTGTAGATTAGGATTAGCATAACTAAACCTACCGGTTACTGTACCACCTTGATCGGATCTTAGTTGGTTTATTTCAGCATGTATTCGTCCTTTATGTTCATGTTTTAATATGGTATCAATAAATGTTGTGTGAGCTTTATTTATTTCACGAGCTCTTGCAATATGTTGAACAATTGGATGTTCATGGTTTTGTAAAAAATTTTTGGTAAAAGATGGAGCATTTGTTTTTTCAGTTCGGTCAAAAGGTAGGTTTAGTTTTTGAAAAACTTGCGCTATCGATCTCGCAGCCCATATTTGGGTATCTATTCCTGTTTCTTTTTTTACTTTTTGCAAGCATTCTTTTTCTTCTGTTAGTAGTTTGTGTTTTAATTGATTCGCTGCTTCAACGTCTA